GTTTAGGTGGAAATTCATTGAAGGAAGAACTTCGAACTGAAGTTAAAATTTTGGACAATTCTATTCGAACCTTTATACCTTTAGGTTTGGATGCAAATGCTCATGGCACTCGTCTTTTCGTAGATATGAATGAGAAGATGTATGCCTCGCATTTGAAAACAGCATCAGCTGTTGGAATGAGTCCTTTGAAAGGAAATTGGGATAAGCTCTATCGAAAATTAAATGTTTTCCGAAATGGTTATGCATTGGATGAGTCGCAGTATGATTCGTCTTTGAGAGTTTTCCTGATGTGGGGATGTGCTGCTTTTAGGTGGAACATGTTAGCAGATGAGTTTAAGACCACTGCTAATTGTAATCGCATTAAAACGTACTATCGGAATTTGATAAATACGGTTATTGTGACACCAACTGGCGCTTTAGTAATGAAAAAGACCGGGAATCCTTCCGGATCTGTGAATACCATTACTGATAACACCTTGATTCTTTATACGCTTCTATCTTATGCATGGATTAGAACTTCCCGAGTTAGTGGGAAGCCCGAGATGCAAAGTTATGAAGCTTTTGAAGAGGAAACAGCAAAAGCCTTGGTTGGAGATGATAATACATGGACAGTTTCAGATGAAGCACATGAATTCTTCAACGCCATTTCAGTAATTGATGAATGGAAGGTTTTAGGTATTACAACCACAACTGACTCACTTTTGCCGAGAAAAGCAATTGAGTTAGATTTTCTTTCAGCCCATACGGTTTTTATACATGGGGTAGCAGTTCCGTTGTATGAGAGAGCAAAATTGATGAGCTCTCTTTTATATGCCCCAAAGAAAAACCTTGAGCCCTCAACAACATTAGAGAGGACAGCCGCCATGTTATCTATTGGATGGACTGATCTTCCGTTTCGACGATTTTGTCGAGAGTTGATTGAGTGGTTATTGTTTAAGTATGATGAAGTTTGTAAAGAGGACCCGCGATGGAAATTAGCGAAGTGTCAAATACAAGTTGATTCTACTTATTACAAACTTTTTCTTGGTCATTCAATGCTACTGAGGCCACAAGCCTGTTATATGGAAACGAAAGAAAGATGCAAAAAGCCATATAAAAACATTATGAGTAATGTTCAGCGAAAGCAGAAAGCTCCACGTAGGAGAAAACCAAGAAATGTAGTTACCGTGAACAAGGTAACACAGCCCCGCAAGACAGTGAGGCAAGTTATTGTTCAACAAAAGAAGAAGTCAAAGCCTCGACCACGAGGGCAATTGGCTGCTAGAGGTAGTTCTAGTAATCAAACTACTAATAAGCGAGGGATGACCGTGTCCCAGTCAGAGTATGTCGCGGAAGTTCAGGTGGCGAATGCACCAAACTTTAATGTGACAACATATCCAGTGAACCCAGGTCAATCAGTTCTCTTTCCATGGTTGTCGTCGATAGCACGTAATTATGAGAAATATGAGTTTTTGTCTTTGCGTTTTGAATACAAGCGTGAGGTGAGTGAATTTGCTACTAATTGACAAACCGGGAAAGTGATTATGAGTTTTGACTCTGACGCTTCAGATGGACCCCCAACCTTAAAGCAGCAGATGGAAGATACAGATCCTCATGCTGATGCGATGCCTTGCAATACGTTTTCCATGGTTGTACCTAAATCCATGCTTAAACTAACAACAACAAATGCCCATTACGTTCGTACTGGAGGTTTACCAGCAAATGCAGATATTAAAACATTTGATTTGGGAAATTTGTTTGTAGCTACGCAAGGAGTAGCAAATAATGTTTTGGTGGGAGAATTACACGTACATTATACAGTACGGTTGTCTATTCCAGTTTTGTTAACACCAGGAGCGCCTTTGAATACGAGTGTTTCGATGTTTAATCAAACAAGTGGAGTTTCTCTCACTTCAACGTTAATTTTGTCTTGTAGTTGGAACACAACTATAGCAAATGGGTTGGCGATCAATTTGATCAATCCAGGATTTTCTATACCGGTGGGAAACTATATTATTAGTTACACGGTGTTCTTCACAGGAAATGGAACATTGACGCAAGCAGCGTCGAATTTTCTGAAGAATGGAAATCCTATTTTAAATGGTTCAAATCCTTTGTTTGCTGATGGTCCTGGAATTGGATCACCAGATATAACATTGAATGACACATTGTTCTTTGTCGGATCTGTACCAAGTGATGTTTTTACGCTGACTGTAGCGGCATCATTCACTGCAGGAGGTATTTCTGCAGCATCCCATATCGTAATATGGGCAACGTAACCCCCAGATTTTTGGGGAGGGTTCGAAGAAAATGCGGTTTATAACGCTACCTCTTTTCGATGAAAAATACGTTTTAGTTACTTTGGGATGTGGAAAATAAGTAACCAGGAGGGTGGCATGCCCTCAAATCCGTTAAGAGCGGAGTACCCAGCGGTGTGAGTGTTAACACAGCAAAGGGGGACTAATATTTTAGTTAGCACAAACGCGTGGTTGCGTAGGAAAGACCCAGGATATCGCTACTGTAATTGCGAGAGAAGCCAGAACTGTGAAGCAGTGTCAACGACTTCGGGGTAAATGAGATGTAGAGAAAACAGAATCAGGTTTTCAAAAGCAGACATTTGTAATAAAGAACGACAATACTAAGTTTAATCGTCACAAAAAGCAAATGCTCTCATTGAGAACCTGAGGATGTAGATAATCATCTCCATTGTTCCGCCTTCGAATAAAGGA